CCAAAACTCAGGATCGTGTCCTTTGTTGTTGGTGGTGTGAACCTCGATATTACCGAGGTTAAAAAGTGTTTCTTCTGTAAGTTTCATCCTTTGTATGGTTCGGGAGGCCTGATTGGTTCCATTCTAGCTTTGATTTTATTTTCTTTTATTGCCTGGTTCATTTTTGAATATTCAGAAATAATCCATTTTCCTTCACTAGGTATTGCAACCATAGGATCAGGCAGTCTGTGAAATCCATAAAGTCTTTCATAGGGTTTAACATTTGAATCTAGGAGAGAAGATCTTTGACTTGCACCGACTTCGATTCCGTTTTCTATGCATTTAGATAACCAAAACTCTACACATGCACGGCCAGCTTCTGCTGAATGCATATTGCCCTGGTAAGAAAAATCAATTCCAAATAGATCTATTTTCCCAACTTTACACCAATAAGCAAAAGCAATGGTAAATGCAACGGTTGTATTCATGTAAGCACAGCCGCTGGCATTACACACTTCTTCTAAAGGAAAAACCACAGCACTTGGAACTCTTTCATCTAGTACACATGTATAAATAGGCATCTTCCATTTAGGAAGATTTTCTCGCATGACTTCAGTTTGCAATCCCGCATCATCACTATCCAAGAATCTTGATGCTGGATCCAACATGAAAAGTCTGTCGCATGGATATACAGCAGCTGCTGCATTGATGCACCAAACCTCATCGTATTTTATTGAATTTTGTATGGAAATTGCGTAATCAACCTGGGATCCGCCCAAGCCGATAATGGCAACTTTCTTACCCTCGAGTTTTTTTATTGGTTTCATTAACTGACATTGATCCTCAAACTATCGTATCTGTACTCATCTCTCGTTAAGCGACCTTCGGAAAGGTTCTTGGCTCTTAGTATAGCCTCTTTGAAACGATTTTCAAAGTTTGCAATGTCAGGTTGCGGTTCTTTTAAGAATATTGCTCCCTCTGTCAAACAAGCATAAAGCAATGCATCGGGATATTCTGTGGATAAAAATGTTGTGCCATCGTCTGCTCCAGCAGTAATTGAATTTGGTCGATGTAAATAATGAAGTTCTACACTGTAATCAGCATCAGGCTTAGGCACCACCTCAAAGGTATCATCATCAAATTGTGTGTAATACCTGGGCCTACCTGTGGTTGCGGTAGAACTTACAAATTGTTTTGAAAAGGATGGATGTTTAAATTCAAGATAATGATAATTGTCACTATCAATAACAGCTAAACTAAAGGGTGCCAAATAATCATTTGGTAAAGTTAAGAACCTGTTGTTGGTTGAAACATTACCTGTAACATTTTTTCTTTGCTCAGGCAGTTGTACCATTTTAAATATTCTTTCTTCACCTTCTTGAATAATGGTGTCCAGGTTATTAACAAAAGTTGTTTCACTGGATTCTAAATAATCCTGGATTGCTGTTTTTAATGTAGATAATGTAAAACTCATGATGTAGTTATTGTAACCGATCCTACTCCTGGAGTAATTTCAAAGGTTTGTAATTCCGTGCCAATAAGGCCATCGCCATAATTTGTATAAACCAAAAAAGCTGAATTGTCATCTTTTTCTTGTGGCCTGGGGTTTTTTAATGCCTGTGGATCTTGTACCTGTTTAACTGGTGTCAGCTGCGGATGTTTCGGACTCCACTGATCAGGACCAACCAAAAGGCCGTCCCAGGTTTTTTTCATTTCTCTTAAACGATAACGAAATCCAGTGATATCACAAATACCGTATGCTCGAGATCCTTTTGCGTATTGTGCCATTATGGAACATTATAACCAGTTAAATCAGGGCTAACTCTAAAAGAAGCTCTTTCTTCATCTTGAGACATGGCCCTTAAAAATTCTTCTTCATATAATTGCTTGAGCAATCCAGTTCTTTCAGGTGCTCGTTTTAATGATATGTAATATGCCAGGCCAGCTGCTAAACACGGATAAAATCTAAATGGCATTTCTAATGTATTTGTGGCCGCATCGGCATCATCCATTCTTGATAACACATTTAAGTAAACCGTATATTCGCCTGACTTATCAGGGGCTGGATAAACTGTAATGCTTGGAGACAGACTTTTATCTACGAAATATTGGTTTGGTTTGCCTGTGGATGTTTTATCGGGAATGTTTGCATACTCTGATCTGCTTAACCTGGTTAGTGGCAAATCAACAACCGAGTTATTTAATGTTTGCCTTATAAATGCATCTAGCACATCAATGGTTGCGGTTGAATCCGTAGAATCAACCGTATACTGAGTTGTGTCCAGGACCATAGCCAAAGATTTTTGTGCTATTGTCCATTGGTTTAAACCACGATTCGCCCATTCAGCAAGCAACAAGTTTAAACTTCTTTGTGCCGTTTTAAGGTCATAACCCGTTCTGAGTTCTAGGCCGCATCTTTCAAATGCTTCTTCTATAAACTCTACGACATCAGGTTCGAAGTTTTTGCTGCTTGAGGTAGCCATGTCTTATTTTCCGTAAAGACCTTTACCCTTATTTTTTGATGGAGACATGACCATACCCATTTTTGCACCTCTTGGTGATAATGGATCTCCGCCCTTCATCATTTTGACTGGGCCCGATCTGCCGCCACCCATCATCTTTTTAACACCAGTTCTGCCGCCAGCTTTTTTGCTAATAACCATTCGCTTATTTTTTTCAGAAATAGGTTTATCGGCCTTTTTAATAATTTTTTTAGCAGCTGTGGCACTTTTAAGTTTTGGTAGGGATTTCATAAACAAGTCGAGTTCCTTATTAGAAATTTTGCCCTTGGTTTGACCAACTATTTTTTTCATAAGTTTCATTTGCTGGTCTGTTACCATCAATGGATCATTAGCACTGCCGCCAGCTTGCATTTTCTTCATACCAGCACGACCACCAGCCATCATTTTTTTCATACCAGCACGACCACCAGCCATCATTTTTTTACTTTTTTTTCCTTTGTTCATTTTGTATCTGTCTCCGTTTTTCTACAAATTCATAAAAAACGTCTTTGTCCCAAAATTTATAATAGCCTTGTTCTTCAAGCTGCTTGGATGCTTCGTTAAGTTTATCCAAGGGCTGTACAAAAACCATTAAGTAAGGCTCATCATAAACTGGCTCAAAGTCGTCATCTACGATAGTTCCTTTACTATCATGTTCGATGTGAAATCCCATGGCCCATAAATTTCTTTTAGCAAGAAATAGGTTCATGGTTTCAATCCGAGCATTAAATGCTTCGCATGAAACATCAAGATTGAAGTCACAATAGATTAAAACATCGCATTTTTTCCAATCGGTTTCAAACACTCTGTCAACCAGGTCTGTCCAATCTTGTTCACACCCACTTTCTATTATAACCCTTTTTTCTTCCCAGCATTTCCGAGCATACGGACATACTGGCAAGCCATTACATAACAAAGTTTTTTGTTCAATAATAGATCGAGACCACTCTTTGAGTTCTACGGATAATTGCTGTGGTGATAATACTTTTACAAATTTCACTTCTTTGCAAAGGTCTTGACATTGGTGGGTTTACCACCTACGCCCTGTCTCTTTGCCCTCTTTCTCTTTACAGCTGATTGTATCTGAGATTTGGACATTGATCTAGCCTTTGCTTCGGGTACGCATTTTGGATATTTGCGTTTTGAATTTTTGGTTGACGGCCTGCCACATGACTTAAACCCGCCACCTTTTTTGGGTGCAGATATATCTACCCAGTTTTCAGAAAACCATTTAGTTAATCCACCTGAGGTTTTAGCCATTAGACTATACGAGTCTTTTTTCTCTTAGAATTCATCATAGCTCCGCAACCACGGCCTTGTACCATGATTCCACCATCTTTCATGAATCCCATATTGTTTCTTACCTTTTTGGGTAATTTGCTTAAACCTTTATTTCCTGCTGGTACAGGCTTTAGACTTTTTTTCATTTCTCCACCTTCTGCTTTGTATTGGCCGCCCATTTTCTTATATTCTTTAACCATCCAGGCATTTGCATAAGCTGATGGGTAAACATCAAACTTTGCTTTTGCTTTTGATTTTGCCTTTTTATAAAGGCTCGGATTTTTTACATTTTTAGGTATAGCCATTATTTAATTCTCACCAATTTCCAAACTTTTTGAATCCTGTTGGATTTCATAAGTTTATTAAACTTTTTATAAAATTTTACCACTTAACTTTGTCAGCCCACCATGCTGCTGACATTTTGCCTCGTTTAATATTCTTAGCGTGTCGTGCTTTAAAACTTTTACGTTTAGCTTTCATTCTAGCAGATTCTCCTTTTTTCGGTGCTCCTGCTGTACCTTTAAGGGTTCCAACTTTTTTGCCTTGTTGGCCAAATCTAATGGTTTTGATTTTGTCACCTTCTTTGGCCACAACAACATGTGACTTGGTTGGATGATTAGGTGTACGCTTAGGTTTATTAAAACCGCTTACTCCTGCTCTTGCTAATCTTGGATCTTTTTTAGTTGCCATAATTATCTATTATCTATTAGTATGCCTTCA